CATTGTTCGAAGCAATTTGTAAACGAAGATTTTGATTGTACTTCTTGTAATTGCGCTCACGCTTCATTAAAAATCCGTTATCCTCAACCACAACTGGAACGATGGAATAACCATCTACGTTGTCATCAACCATCCAAACGCTTTTAGACATGAATAAATCCTTCATGTATTTGTATTCCGATTCAGTTAACCAATCACTTGTTAAATTGATGAATGTGTTAACTATTGGCTCGCGCTCTGTTAATTCACGCGTGTAGTTTTTTGTTTCGTATGGCTGCGAAAATGTAGCGCTATTGAAGTCACCTTGATAACTTTTGTAACGCTTGCGCTCGACCTCAATGGAACGCTCGTTCTTTTTGATAAACGAGTAACTATCCCACCCACCCATTTGATTAAGCCAATACACATGGACGGGGTTATACTTGCAATCGTCAGATAAATAATAACCATATTTAGTAGTCACCTGCTCATCGCTTGCGTTGTAACCTGCGTAAACATAAAACGCAGTATTGTCGGCTGTTGTGTCGTCCACATATGCGCCATTAACAAGATTCTTCAAACCCGTTGGAAGAAACAATAACGATCCTTCATCGAATGTCATCGGAATATCAAAAGAAAATAAAAGTGTTTGATTGTAGTCGTATAAATCAAAGGTGAAATGGTCTATCTGATTGTATAAATAATTCGCGTTTATGTAGGTGTTATCATCTGCAACCCAAGCATGGATATCGTAGGCGCTGTCGCTTTCTTCCATTACATTTGTCCGTGATATATAACGCCAATTGATAACTTCCGATTGCAGAAGCGATGGCAATAATAATCGATGCGCAAGCGTCTCTTTGTTGAATCCAATCTCATCGTCATAATTTTGACACAACGCCAATGGCCGCGTGTCATTTGTTCCCATCACGATAAAATTCTGTTTACCACTTCCATAAATGCACATCAGCGAATAAGTAACCGCCACCGAATTATCTTCCGTGAAAATCCCACCTACATCATAACCTTCATAAAGTTGAACGTTAAATGTGTTTACGTTGTTTTTGTTCGTTAGTGTTGGAACGCTCGTTTGTAAAACAACGTTATCCGTGTCATCAAATACAATCGAATTTTTAACGAGTTGGTTGAATATCGTTTTAGCGTTGAACACGCCGCTATTGACCGCATTTGCAGCTACATAAAACTTGTATTGCTCGCTTGTGTTGTTGTCGGTTATGTCAACGATGTATTTAAAATTCGGCTGTGCGTATTCGCTCGATGTCATCGTAAATGAGACATCGTTATTTGAATAACACAAGCCAGTTGTTGCGCTATTGCCTTGTGCGGTTAGTCCTGTTACTGCTGCGTTGTAACTCATATCTTTATTTTCTTTTGCAAATTATCTTCAATTACTAATGTGATTTCACGATTCAACGCGTCTTCAAATTCGGGTTGGAAATCAACGATGGTATCTGTAACTGCATCGCGCCAATAAAATAGCGGTGCAATACCATTAATGCGAATCTTACGCGTCAAGTGACCTGCTAAACCACGATAAGCGCGTTCTTTTGCATCTGGCGTTTTGAATGTCATAAACGATCCATTCGCGTTACGTGGACGAATGCCTTTTATTTTCATCCAATCGTAAATGGCTTTTTGCATTACACCCATTTCACCTTTCGCAGGTTTACTTCCTGCACCTTTGCGAAATGAATATGGGCTGCCTTGATTGCGTGCTAATCCATTCACACCTTGCTCAACAAAATCAGCGTAAACGCTCGACTTACCGCGTGCGAAGAATTGAATCTTACTACTTCGCCCATCGTAATAAAATGAAAGTGACTTTCGGAGTGTATCACTCGCAACGGCTCTCCGTTTCTTACCTCGCACCGTGCGATAAACGCCAAGATTAAGCATGGCACGCTCAACGACTTCCTGCCCAAATCGCTTCATGATTGCGGTTAGTGGTGATTCAGCCATTTACGAATTGATTATATGCGGTGTTTGGATCGTTCAATAATAACTCAACGAATAATTCAAGACCTTTTGAGTTCATTGCGTTGACAAATTCTTCGTTGCTTTCTTCCCATGCAAAACAAATCGTTCCCCACTCTGAATCTGTTGGAATAACCAACTCAATAATTCCATTCTCTTTTTGATTAATTGTATAATTCATATTGTTACCATTATTGCTATTGATGCTGTTTGCGCACTTGTGGCAGTTGCATTGTTCTGAACTTTTACACTTGAAAAATCTCCCGCACTAAAGGAAATGCTATTGGTTGTATTTGAAAAAGTATTTGCCACACTTCCAGCAGGAATTGTAATAACTAAAGCCGTATCTACTGCATTTTTTCTAACTGTAATCACAAGTGAGCCAGTAGCAGATTGTGTGTTCAAAGTCCGAAAGTATAATCTGCTCAATGTGCAGTCTTGTGGCATTATTAATTGTCTTGCATTTTCGTTAGCAATAGCAACAAATGACGTTCCTAAGAAATTCGTGTAAAGCGTTGTACTTGCCGCTACCGTTGTTAATCCAGTGACGCCAGTAATAAATGAAGTGCCACTATTAGCTGCTGCATATTGCGGAATGTTTAGAATTCCACTGCCTAATGTAGCCGCTCCACTTGTTCCCGTTGTGGTTAATGTTAGCGTTCCTTGTTTCGCGTTTAGTTGAGTTTGAATGTCGCTTGTAACCCCAACTAAATAACCAACCTCTGTCGTTGTAACTGCGCTCACCGCAATCTTCCCACCTGGATTACTAACGACTACACGACTGGCCGTTAAATCAGTTGTTGTTATCGTTGTCGCTGCGCCCGTTATCGTGTCTTGTTTGGTGCTTAATGCGTTGCTATTTTCCCAAAGTGAATTGGATGAATTATATTTGAGAATATCGTTATTTGCAACCGATGTAATTTTTACATTATGCAGCTCTTGTAATTCATAACCATTTTGAACGCGCACATACATACGGCCTGCGCTGCCATTACTCGCAGTGGTAACGAATCCCAAATACACCAAATGATTTGGTGCGGATGGCTTGACATTCGTAATGCTCCCTGCGGTTGCACCTAAATAAACCGCGTCTCCATCTGCCCAAGTTGACGTTGGAAAAATACTTAACCCATCGAGTTGTCCGTTGACAATGATTAAACCTTTTTGATTGTTCGCTATTGAAGTGCTTAGTACGATTCCAACTGTTTGCGCGCTTGTTGCATCGCTTGTGTTATCAGCAAGTTTAACCGTTAATCTATCACCCGTTCCCCCAAATGCGTAAACTGGTTGTCCTTTCGTTATCGTTGAGCCGTTGACATTCGTCACGTAAGCGAGCAAAGTGTTTGGTGCTGTTCCAATTACTTGAAACCCGTTCATCGATGTATTGTAAATACAAAACATTTCAGCGCCGTCAATGATATCGCCACCAATCAAAAGTCCATCATTGTTGCGATACAAATCTTTTGCACCTAACGAATTGATGTTAAGCGTGCATTGAGTTGTATTACCCGTTGCAAACCTAATTAAATACGCATCGCCATCATTATACGCAGTTACTCCCGTTATGGTTGTGGTGTAAGTGTCCGTTCCGCTTGTTGTTCCTTTTGGAATACCACTACCCCCACCGCCGCCGCTCATCGTTTTCCAAGTGTTATCCGCAGCTAAATAATCAGTTGATGCACTTGGTTGATTGGTTGTAAATTGTACTTTCTTCGCCATGTTATTCGCCTATGTAAGGAATGTCGCACGCGTTCCATTCGTAATCAACAGTAATGTCAATTGATCCCTGCACGCCACTCAACACGTTACTAAATTCTTCAATGAAAGGTGTGAACTGAATTGGCTTAGTGATAATCACAGATTCGTCAAATATCTGACCATTCTCAATTTCATTAACCAAATCTGCAAACAACAAAACGCAATCACTAATCGCGTGGCGTTGGTATTCAGTTTTATTCTCTTTGTCGCGTGGTAAATCTGCGAACACAACTTCTAATGAATAGGTGAGTTGACCTGCATCGATACTGAATTGATTGGGTACCACGTGCATAAATGGAAATTCATCTTCCTTCTCTAAATCCGCTTGACTAATTTGTCCATGCGTGAACTTGCGAATTAATGCGTGGTTATCTGCAAACTCTTTGAGCTTCGCGATAATTACGTTGTAAGTGTAAAGTGAAGATGCGCTCATATCTATATGTAGCGAAACCGCTATTTTTTAGTTAGTAATTGCTTTTGAAATTGTGCGTAGTCGATTTTATACGATAGATGCGCGAAGATGGTTGAAGCTTGCGTCTTGACAATGCCGTCAAATTTCGTTACATCACGCTCTGCGATTTCTTCGATGACATGAAACCATCCGTAGTTATTACTTAACTCACTGGTTGCCG